ATGTTATTTTTTGCCGTTCCAAATGAGTGAAAAAAACTCAGACAACTCCTTACTGCATTATTGAAAAAAAAATTAATCATTTCCGCAAAAGTTCTTAATTATGCAAAGGATTATCGTCTTTCTTCTGAATGAAAAATTATCAAAACTGAGCAAAAACTTCTCATTCTCAATACCGAAAAAGAAAAAACTGAAATTCTCACCTTTTCTCATAAAATAACCCCAGGTTTTCCTCTTGAAGAATTGAATCAAATTTCCTTTGAATAAAAAAAAGCTGATTATTTTCAGCATAGAAGTTTCACCTAGCCACGAACGAGATTCGAACTCGTCTTTCATCCTTACCATGGATGCGTTCTACCGAATGAACTATCGCGGCACTGATTGAATTTTAAGAAATTCCTCTAAAAAAACAAGATAATTAGCCACAAAAGGGAATCGAACCCTTAACCCTATATTTAGGGTTGGTTGGTTGATTCCCCAAAGGTTTAGAAATTGGTTAAAACCTAAGAACAATAGAATTATAAAAAAAAGAAGGAAAAATACAAGTCCTTTTTAAAAAAAAATAATTTATGCCAAAATGCTAGGCAAAAACCGATCTATGTGCTGTTTTCATAACCGTATTTCTTACATGGGTGTAGTTTTGTGTTGTGGAAATATGCGAGTGCCCCATCATTTCCTGAATAACTCTGAGATGAATATTGTTTTCTAAAAGCCTTGTTGCAAATGAGTGTCTAAGCATATGACAGGTAATATTCCTTCAAAATTTTTTAGAGTATATCTTCATAAATCAGCAAACTGTGCTTTTTTTGATAGCCCCCCTTCGTAAATGATGAGCCATAAAGAGATGCTCAGTTTTATCTATACTTTTACAATTCCTCGCATTACATCTCATCATGAGATAATTTTTTATCATGTTCATTATTCTTTCGGTAAGGAAAACCAAACGAGATTTTCAGCCTTTCCCTATGATTTCTAACTCCTCTCCCCTGATATCTTCTACCTTTATAGCCAAAAGTTCAGCAAGTCTCATTCCTGTAGAATATCAGAGCTCTACAAAAAGAACATCTCTGGCTTTTTGCAGTTCAGATTCTTGAGAATTTTTAATAATTCCTACAAAATTTCCGAACTCCTCCTGAGTTAAAAATCCAATTTTTGTTTGAGGAGCTTTTGGAAGTTCAATTCTAATATAATCTAATCAAATATTGTGAACAAAATTAACAAATTTAAAAAAGTTTTTTACTGATAATATCCTCTTTTGGATCGTTCTAGGTGCTAAATACGGTCCTGTTTCGTAATACCTGCTCCTTTTGTCAATTTTTACGGTTTGTAACATGACCGCATAATCTATCAATGTTTTTTGTGTAATTTGCTCAATTTCCATGATATTCATCTTCTTACAATAACCGAAGAAGTCTGTTACATCTGCTCTGAGTTGATTGATAGTGGTTGGTTGATAACCTTTTGCTTTATAAAAAGCGAGGAAATCCATTGTGATTTCTGTGTTTAATTCCATGTTCATATATGAAAAAAATAAAAACCAAAGTTCTTATATCTTTTTCTGTATGACACCACCTTATATTAAAATGTCAATATACTTTCAACATAATATATTGATATTTTGATATATAAGTGTTATCATAAATTATCTAATATTGATTTTTTTTTAGATTTTATTAAGATAATAAGCGTCATACAGAAAAACAAAACTTTGTTCGCAGTTTTTATGTTGCGGACTTTTTTGTAAATGAGAAAATCTTCAATTAAACAAATCTGAAGAAAGAGAAAGGCAAGGATCGCCAATGGTGGTTCAGAAACTTCTCTTTTTTTGGAAATTTACGAAAAAAGAGGTGGTAAGTCAGATTTAACCTGAACTTACTACAACAAGGAAGACCTCCAATCATTCCAATTCGCCCATATTCTCCCCAAGGGAATGTATCCTGAATATAGGCTCAATCCTGAGAATATCATTTTTGTAGATTCCATGGAACAGCACGAGCGAGTAGACCGCACAGTAGCAGGCAACAAAGCGGTATTCAAGGATTTTATTGATCGTTGAATAGCCCGTAAACACCTCAGACAGCTTTGGAACCACCCTATCTTGTTCCCACTTAGATCCGAGGGGAAACTACCGCTTGGATCAGATTTTTAGATTTTGTTTTTTTGTGATGGACACTTATACGCAAACAAGAAAGAGCTTTAGAGCTCGTAAAAAACCTATACAAATCCAGGCTATCAGATTTTATGATAACATTGATATAGTGGAAAGGTATTTCCCTGATATCAAGATATTTTCAGATGTATACAAAAACAAAACAATTTATAGTATTTGGACACTTGAAGGTAGAATGATTCTTACTAACTGAGATTATGTTATCAGAGGTGTTAATTGAGAATATTATCCGTGTAAACCTGATATTTTTGAAAAAACCTATGAAATACTTTAGTTAAAAAATAAATCATGACTGAGAAAAAAGCAAAAGTATCCATCTGCAAAAAATGCTGATACTGAATCCCTGTCCGAGCTGAGAGTTGCAGGAGATGTTTAACTCCCGCAGAAAAAAAGGAAGAAATGAAATTGCAGGTAAAGAAGATCAATACCGAGCAAAAAAGTGATACGGTCCGCAAGCCCAAAAAACCAGTAAACAGGACTAAAGCCTCGCCGAGCGGAGCGAGGACAACCAGTCGCAAACCGAAGGCAACCTGTGCTTGAAGAAAGAGAACGCAATCCGTTCGCTCCCTTAAGTAATGAATCCAGACTTTTTACCTAGTAGCCAGTAATTACCCATGCTCCAAAACATCTCCATAGACAAGCTCATCCCCTACGAGCATAATAACAAAATACATGATGCAGAGCAAATAAAAAAAATAGCAAAAAGCATCAAAGAACTCTGATTCAGAGCTCCTATTCTCATTGATGAGAATAATATCATCTTAGCATGACACTGAAGATTAGCAGCAGCCAAAAAACTGAAGCTGAAAGAGGTCCCTATTATCCAATACACCGATCTCACAGAGGATCAGAAGAAAAAATACAGACTGTTAGATAACAGGCTTGCTGACCTTAGCGAGTATGATCTAGAGAATCTGAAGCTAGAACTCCAGGAGCTGAACGATGAGCGACTTAACGGACTTTTTGAGGAATTTGATCTCAAGCTTCAGGAGGAAGAACGAGATGAGGACAAAGAGGACGAAGTTCCAGCAGTCCAACCAGACCCTATCGTTCAAGAGTGAGATATTTTTGAATTAGAAGGTAAGAACGGAAAGCACTATCTCATCTGTGGAGATAGTACAAAGATAGAAACTTATACCAAACTCACCGAATTAGCAGGTAAAAAAGCTGATCTCCTGTTCACCGATCCTCCTTACAATGTGAACTACAAGGGACAGGGTAAAAAGACCAGCAATGGAATCCTGAACGACCGTATGTCCGATCAGAATTTTTTATTTTTTTTACAAGATACTTTCTATGCACTTAAAAATGGACTTAACAACACTGCTCCGATGTATATCTTCCATGCAAGTAAAACTCAAAGAGAGTTTCAGAACGCTATGGAGGAAAATGGTATTGAGATCATCTCGCAACTCATCTGGAACAAGCCAAGCATTAATCACATCGGGGCTGCTTATAAGAGCAAACACGAACCATTCTTCTATGCAAGGATGAAAGGTTCAGACATACCATGGTATGGTAGCGAGATATACGAAGAAACGGTGCGAACTCTACCCACCCGAGCAGAGAAGAGCGATAAGGAAATTTTACAGATGATCAAGAAGGTTAAGGAAGCAGAGAAAGAGGGCTTAACCACTATCCGAAGTCAAAAACGCCATCCAGTCCAAGACTACGAACACCCTACGCAGAAGCCAGTAGAATTGGTAGAGCGTGCAATCCTCAATTCTAGCAGAGAATGAGAATTAGTTTTAGAGCCTTTTGCTGGTAGTGGAACAACGCTCATCGCAGCCGAAAAGGCAGGAAGGTTGAGCCTTAACATTGAGCTGGATCCGAAGTATGTAGAGGTAATTTTGAAGAGGTATAAGAGGATTACGGGGAAGAGTGTAAGGTGTCTGAATAGAGAGCTGAATTTAGCAATAACATAAAGGAAAATGAAAAAAGCCAAAACTCCCAAATGAATGTGATTCTTGGAATCTCTGTTATGATGAGTCCCTGAACAAACACATGAGAAACCGATGCCGCAAATCTGACACGGAAGCCAGGTCTTAGTTATAGAGTGATTTTACACATGATCAACAGGACAGGTTATAGGGTATGATATAAAATGAAACCCTCGTGTTGGGTATACCTTATATTACAACATAGTGACTGAAGATGTACTCCCAATTTCCGTAGAGGAGGAATTTGTAAAAATAATTTAATTTTTATTTCAAAAACACGATGGCGGACACAAAATTAACGAAAGAGGTTGTCAAAAATGTTTGCTCCTTTTTGAAGATGAGGATGTCGATAGATAACGCCTGTCGTCGTGCGGGTATTACGAGAGCTACGCATTTCAATTGGATTAAACAAAAAAAGTACTTTTTTGACAAAATCACCATACTCAAAAACGGAAAGGAAACCGAAAAAAGAGTGAAGGTTTTTTATGAAGATGAGATCGAGAAGGCAAGGGCATATGTAACAGACCTCTGTAAAAGCGTAATCTTCAATGAAATTGCAATGAAAAAGAATGCAAATCTCGCTTTTAGAGTTCTGGAGAGGCTAGATCCTGAATTTAGAGAAAAGCTAGATATTAACGACTGAGATGAGATAGATTTGGATGAGAATGAATTGAGTGATGATTAGTTTTTACTTTTAATTTCCACAAAAATGAAAACAAGCAATGACAAATACACCCATCATCAGAGATGGATCCTCAACTACTTTTCTGCAGTAAGATCCCTTTTTGTAAAGGGAACAATTCGCTTTAGGAGCGAAAAAAAAGGCATAATGCTGACCTACCATCAGGCAGAACTTCAAGGCGGAGTTGTTGCTGAAGCGATGATTCCCTATAGATCTGATACCAACGAAGAAAAAAGAGGAACGGTGCGACTGGTTCAGGATTTTGTTATTTCTTGTTTTTATGAATTTGAGCGAGATAAAAAGCCAATGAAGCTTAAAGACTTAGCTTGTCTGAGTGGAGTTGGTAGCTCCACGCTCGGAGAGCAGATAGAAAAAATCATCAAAAAAATGTCTAAACAGTTTATTTAGAATAGAAGCTATGGAAACGAACTTTTATAAAAAGAGCCGGAGGCTAAAACACTGCTACAAAATCGTAGGTAAAAAAGCAGCGGTTTTACCGTTTATAAAAAATAAAGCTCAAGAAATCGTTTCCGAAAAAATCCAAGAAATCAGACTCAAAAATAAAGGCAAGAAAATGCTTCAACTCCTCATTCTCAAGGGCAGACAGCTAGGAATTACGACCTATGCTTGTATCAATAATCTTGATGAAGTGATGGTCAAAAAGAATCTCAATACTGCAATCGTAGCACACAAGCTCACGAAGCAAAGGGAAATTTTCAAGAAAGTAGAATATGCATTCACCAAATTCCCTGAAGTGATCAAGCTCAAAAACGGTCAAATTTTCCGCAAACCAAAGACCAGATTTCAGACTTCATCTGAAATTTTCCTCAAAACCAATTCAGGGATTCAAGTCACACTAGACTCCAGATCAGGAACCTTTCAAAAAGTGCATATTACTGAGCTCGCTTTCCGCCCTGATGCGGAAGAGATGATCACAGGGACACTCCCTTCCGTTCCTGATGAGTGAGGAGAGATTATCATAGAAACGACCGCAAACGGAGTTGGAAATTATTTCCACCAACTCCGAACGGAAAGCTATCAGAACAAAGAAGCAGAATGGCAATGCCTCTTCCTCGGCTGGTGGTTGGCTGAGGAATATCAGCTTGAGGAAGGAGAAAAATCTGAAGAGAAGTTCTCACTCCCCAAAGAGCTCCAGCACCTCAATAATCCGATGATTGATGGGACAATACTAACTGATGAACAAAAAAGGCGATACCTTGCAAAATATAAATCACTAGGGAAAAGGTGTTTCCAGGAGTATCCTAGCACTCCTGAAGAAGCGTTCCTGAATACTGGAGATCCATTCTTTGACTTAGATATGGTCAAACAATATGCAAAACTTCCGTTTACGATTGATACGGAGTTCCCTGAATTAAGAATCTACAAAGCACCGAAATATCGCTACTGCATGTATGGAGTGGATACTGCAGCCTGAGGAGAAGACGGCGACTTTGCGAGTGTCAGAGTGAGAGATCAAGATTTAAATCTTTTAGCAGCGTATTATGGCAGAATAGAACCTGATGAACTTTGTAAAGTGATTGATCGCCTGATGAAGCTTGGTTATGTAGGAGTCTTAGGAATAGAAAGCAACAACACCGGTATCGCTACGATTGCTAAATCTAAAGAGTATGTTTGGCACTCCTTACTTTTCAAGGAGAAGACCGTAGACAAGACAACCAATAGAAGCACCCACAAGCTCGGTTGGAATACTAACAGTAAGACCAGACCACTCCTCCTTTCAGACTATAAGTCGCTCTATACTGATGGACTGATACCGAACATTGATGAATACCTTAGGCACGAGATGTATACTTTCGTGTATAATGCCAAAAAGAGACCAGAAGCTTCCTTAGGGAATCACGATGACGCGGTAATGTCTGATGCGATTTGTTGCTATATGAGAGATCATGCAATCATCATTCCTCACAGTTTAGAAGAATAACCGAAGAAAAGAAAAATCTGACTATACTCTCACTGTTTATTTTTAATTTTTCAAAAATGCCACAACTTTCTAATGCGTTCCGCAATTTCATAACTAGCAAAAAAAAGTATGCTCTTGCCTATTCCAACGGAGAAAAAGCCTCAGGCTGGAGAAAGCAAATCTTCAAGATTAAAAGTCATCTTTCTGGCGTTCCAGAAAAGGACAAACTCCTTTATATGACCTATAATTACTTTCGTTTGATTTCTAAGGCATATGCTGACTATGAACTCGGAGAAGGAATAGAAGTTGTTTTTGATCAGGAACATATTCAATCTAAGCTCGTGAAGCGAATGGATACTTCTAATATTCAACAGCTCCTCTATAACGCAATGCTCCAAAAATCTAAAGTCTGATTTTGTATTCTTCGTTGTCTCAATATCAACGGAACCCCAAAAATAGAGAAAGTACCTATTACAAGCTATTTTTGTTCAACACAGGGTGTGAGTGTAGGAGCGAGTTTTGAGGATTTACCAGAGCATCATATCGTAAGCATCTTTGAAGAAGAAGTGAATGAAAAATCAGAGCTGTTTGTAAAAATTGATAGCTATATCAAAGAAACTCAAGGCTGGAAAGGAGAATATGCAACCTACGAATATGATCCAAAGATGAAATTTGATTCAAGTAAGCTCAAAGGCGAAGTTATCAGGGAACCGTTGGAGCATTTGCCACTTTTCCTTTTTAATTCAGAGAATATTGAAGATGATATGCTTGAAGGAGAAGATCTCAAAGACAAAGAAGGAAGCTGAATCCTCAAGATGTTTTTCGCTGAGAGTGATTATGTAGATATCATAGATATTGTTCAAGATATTAACGATCGCCAAAGTCAGATTTCAGTTGAATTTATCAAACATTTAGGATCAAAAATCTCGCTCCCTAAGAGTTATTTTGATACTATGAAAAACCTGAGAATGGGAGAGCTTTTAAAAGGAAAGGATGACGGAAATGAAGCAATGAACGCTATTACCAGCACGATAGATAACTTTGACTATATCGCTCACGGAGATGGAGAAAGTCCAGCCCAGTATATTACCAAAGATTCAGGAATGCTAGAAAAAGCTTTTACCAAGATAGAAAGAGATATTAGAGCTATCAGCACTTTTACTGCTATTCCTATCTATATGCTCGGTTTAGAAACTGCAAGCTGAAACCGCCATGTAGGAACAGATGAAAAAGATTCTGAAGCTTTTCTCCAAAAAATCAAAAGGAGAAGATCAGTAGCTTATGCCAGCTTTCAGAAACTTTTTGCCTATATAGCTTGGATTCTCGGAGCTGACTACACTTTGCCTACGATTAAATATGCAAAGCTTCCAAATGGAGACTTGGAAAGTAAAGTTAGTATTGCAGCTCAAATGAAAGAGAATGGCTTTCTGAGCCAGAAAAGCCTTGTGAAGTTTGTGAATAATTTTGATGATGCAGAGTATGAGGAAGAAAAAAAGCTTCTTGATCAAGAACTCCTTGATGAATATGCGATCCAAGGGAAATATCCTGATTTAGATCCTAATGATGAAGAGTAATGAATATCCGAGATATCTTAGCAGATCCTTTTTTGCCAGTAATGAGCCAACTCAAGGCTGACAAAAAGAGCTTTTTTATTGAATGGGTGCTTCTGACTTTGTGTGCATGTATTACTGCTTTTTTGCTAGTATTTCTTATCAGGCTTGCATGGATTTTACCTCCTGTATTGGTTTAGATGAAGTACACTAAGCAAGATAAAATCCTGATGAATGCTTTTGTACAGGCTCAAAAAGATATTGAGCATTTTTATCTACAGGCTCTCAGAGAAAAGAACCTGCAGAAAGCGAAATACTACGCCGAAAAAGCAAAACTGGTCGTTCAGGAGCTTCAAGAGGAATACCAAGACTGGGCACTCACTCGCTGAGCTGAGGAATATCTCAAAGGCTTCAAGCAGGTGGAGCACCTCAAACGAGGGACTCCGAAACGAGAACAGAAACTAGAAACCAACAAGATCTTTTTGCAAGTAGGGAAAGTGCATAAAGAGGCTGTCCTTGCACTTGTGCAGAGTGGAAACCGTGCAGTCTTTGCTACGCTAGATGGAATGAAGAGGGATATTACTTACTGATTGGCTCTTTTTAATCAAAAAGGCAAAGAAATCTGACTCCAGCACGAAATCCAATCCAAGCTTGGAGCTGGATTGCTGACCTGAAAGAGTTTACATTATCAGAAATCAGATTTAGTTTCTTTTTTCCAAAAAAAAGGACTCCAGCTGAGAGATAGAAGTTGAAGGAAACGAGATCCGTATACCTACGCAGAAATGCTCATCAGAACAGAAACCGCAAGAGCCTACAATGCAGGGATGATCAATAGAGCCTTGGAACTCTGAACAAGCAAATTTAGGATAGAGGAAAGCTGGAACTGTTGCTCAATTTGTGCTCAGTATAATGGGAAAGTAGTAGATATTAACAAAGGAGGCTATGATTTACCACCCTATCATCCCTCGTGCAGATGAACTGTTGTGCCTCTATGGGAGGAAGATTGGGCTAGTGCAAGAATACAGGATACTCAACTTGATCCATTGTTTGAGAAGATTGGAAGCAATAAAAAGGTAGCCTTTATCTTTGACAATAGCCTTTCAAGAGAAACTTACGATATCATGAAATCACTAAATATAGCTCCTGAAGGATACAAGCACGAATTAAGCAACCATTGACTCAAGCATATTTTGAGAAGGCACTGAGAATGAAAAAAGCTATGAAAAAATGAACTGCCGGTTACCAAAGAAGAAATAAAAAAAATATGAATCATTACAAGGTATGCAGATACTACAACCCTTAGTGATCATACTAGCAGATCCTGAAACGAGGTAATAATTTACAGAAAAGAAATGGAGGGAAAGAAATATAGCTATTTGGAGTTTATAGATACAAAAGCTGGGAAACTTGCCACGCAGACAATGTATATAAATAAAAAATAATAAAAAGAGTCTCAAGTGTGGGGGCATATCCTATCTAACGATCGCCATGCCTAAACGCCCGAAGCGGTCATCCACAATATCTTGAGACTCTTTTTATGGTGTAGATTATATGCAAAAAAAAACAAAAATCAAGTTCATTGTAAAAAAAAGACCGAAGAAAAATTTTTTTTGATTATACTCCTCATTGCTTTTTATTTTGTAAGCAAAAAACAGTATGTTCATCAACTGAAGATTTTACAGCAGACCACTTCGTGCTCCCAACGATGGGAACGAAAGTGCTGGTGGTGCTGGAGCTCCAGACAAGACTCCAGAAGGGAAAGACTCCGATCCTGATAATGGAGGTAAAGACAAAGGAGGAAATGAAACCGTTCCTTACGGGAGATTTAAGGAAGTAAACGATGAGAACAAATCACTCAAAGCAAGACTTGCTGAATTTGAAGCAGAAAAAGCAAAAGCTGAAGCTGAGAAAAAGAAGCAAGAGGAAGCTGAAGCTCTCAAGAAAGGAGAGCATGAGAAAATCATCGCTGAAAAACAAAGTGCTCTTGATGCCTATAAATCCAAAGAGGATGAGTGGGGGAAAAGGACCGCTTCCATCCAAGCAATGGTGGATGTAAAACTTAAAGAAGTTCAAGCCAACCACGGCGATGAAATTCTTGCCAAAGTGAAGGCTACCATTGGGTCTGATGATCCATGGGTAATCTTGGACAAACTGGATAATGTACTTTGACTCCTAGGAGCTTGAACAACAAGACCACAAGGAGGACAGCAGCAACCAGCAGGAGGGGGAAAAACGACGCTAGATGCACTCAAAGAGAAAGTAGCAAAAAAAGAAAGGCTGACTCCAGCCGAAGAGAAGACTTACTTTGAAGAACTAGCTAAACTCTCCTAAAAAATCTGTTTTATTCTTTTTTTATGAGAAATCATGTTACACTTTGCAAAAGACTTTAACGCTAAGGAACAAATCCTTGGGCTTATTCAACTAAAAGGGAAAGAAACTCCTGTAGTAGATCTTTTTAGAGCAAATGGAGAAAAACTTCTTGCTCAGAAAGTATCTCACTACGAAAAATTCCAAGTACTAGAAGATGGTCAATTGACTGCTAAGATCAATGACACCACTTCTACTACTTTTTCTGTTAATCCAGAATTAGCAAAATTCCTCTCTGTAGGGCATCAGATTGCTATTGGAGATGAACATTTCATCGTAAAATCAACTGATACCTCTGCAAATACGATTACCGTAAACGAAAGAGGATACGCTGCAACTCCTAAATCTGTTCACGAGAGTGGAGAAGTGGTATATGTAGTAGCTAAGGCAGAAGGAGAAGGAATTGTAACTGAAGATTACAAAAAAACCGCCTCTGTAGAAGTTAAGAACTACATGCAAGAGTTTACAAAATCAGTAACGATTACTGAAAGAGCTCTTGATATATCACAAAAAGATGCTACTCAGCTTGAAGCTGAAGAAACCATCGCAAAGCTCAATGAGGAAGGGCAGGAAATGGAAAGAGCGTTCTTGTATTCTGTAGGTAAAGAAGATACTACCAATGGAAGACATACCCTTTCAGGGCTTAAGGATCTTATGACGAAATACGGAGCAAAGATCTACGATGCTAAGAAAGATTTGACTGATGAAAAACTTGATCTTCTCTTTGCTGAACTCGTAAACAAAGGAAGTGAAGTAGATACTTTCATTGTAAACCCTTTGGCACTTTCTAAAGTGTTCAAGAAGATGAAAAATGTCGTAAATGTCTTCCAAAACGAGATGAACAAGCAAGTAGCCGGTGGGGTAATCTCTGCATATATGCCTTCTACAATGGGAGGAAAGCAGATCAACTTCGTAGTATCTACTGCTTGTAAACCAAGCGATATCTTTATTGTTAATTCTAACAGGTTATTCTTCTTGCCTAATGTAAGTAAGAAAACTGGAGAAGATAAAGTATTGGTTGTAAAGCCTGAAACTAATGTTTCTTCTGCGATCATCGCGAAAACAATCCAAACGGTTGGAACGATTAAGGTAGAAGGAGTATCTAAGATGGCATATATTGCAAATATCTTCTAATTCTTGGGGGAAATACTCCCCCTCTTTATTTCATTTATTCTAACTACTCATGAACTACGAATTTACAAAAGACTGCGAAATTATGAACTGCGAATTTCTAGAAGGAGAAATCGTAGATGCGAAAGCAGTACAATTCTACCCTACGGTAATGAAGCAGACCGAAGAGGATGCAACTCATACGGTTGCTAAAACTGGAGATACTTTGGTTAAAACTGAAGTAGCAAAAGCCAAAAAAGCTGATAAAGAAGGAGAGGCTAAAAAGGGAGAGAAGAAAGACTCCAAAAAAGCTGATAAAGAAGGAGAGGCTAAATCAGAATAGTTTTATATTGCATATACTAAATAATCATGGGAACACTCAATAGTCCGATCGCCGAACAATTTATGGTGCCAGTCTCTATGGATGTACTGGTAGCTAAAAAATGGAGCGATCCTCTCAAAAACATTGGGGTCTATAAAGATCCAGATAGGTCATCAGCTGGAGAGACTTCAGAAGATGTTTACTCTAACTATATGACCAAAAAGATTAAAAATGGAGATATGATGAAAGTTAATGTTGCTCTCCATGAAATCAATCCTGATATCCTCGCTATCATTGATGGTGGAGCTATCAGCGTATCTAAAGAAGTTGCTTCTGTTCAAGACAGAATTGAAACCTTTATGCCTGGGAAATGGGGATTTAATAAAGACATTCTCCTAGAATCTCGTAATGCTGATGGTAGTGTCATTAAACCAAGTGATGTAACAGCTCTTATCAATGGACAGGATCAGAAATTAGCAGAGAATACTGACTATACCGTTGGGAAAACAAGCATTGGAGATACTTATCTCTCTTTCAAAACGGGAGGAAAGTTGAATGCTAACTCTCCTGCTGAAGTAGTCATCAAGGTTAAGTATTCTTGTACTCCTGATGTGAGCCTTAAAAAGGTTAAGCACCACGCTTCTGGCGTTCCTGCTGGATTTGTAATGGTAATTGAGGAAAAATGGCAGCACGAAGGAAAAGAAAAAGGAATCAGATTTAAGCTTGAAGATTGCCAGAATGTGAAAGGATTCCATAAGGCAATCAGCGACTCTGATGGAACTACTGCTGGTTATCCTTGTGAGATCACTGGTAAGGTAGTCGGACACGAGTTCTTTGGGTTTGATGCCTAAAAATAAAGGGGGCGGTGTTTCGCCTCCTCCTTTAAAAAATAGTAAGATTATATCGTCCTGCTGTGGTTTGGCTTACTGTTCTCCGCAGTAGGACTATATAAGGAATCAGCTTTTTTATTCTTTTTTTTAGAAAATATGGCAATAGATTTACAAAACTTTCTAGACTGACATAAAACTCATGAAGTAATTTTTGGAGAGAAAAAATGGATATTCAGAGAGCCAAGCATTAGAACGCTCCTTAAAATCAAAGATAAGCAAGGAGTAGAAGCACTTGTAAAAGACATTCTCCTAGAAGGAAGTTTGGAAGAGCTTGATGAAGTCCTCAATCAGATGACTCTAGAGAAAAAAGAAGACTTTTTTGAAGCCCTACTCAAGGAATTGGGTTTAAAGTAGGGGGAGGAAGTGGAGATGAGGAGTATGACCGCAATATGCTCCTGTATTCGCTTTGCTCCCTGATGCACTTCTATCATCTCAAGCGTGAAGAGCTCTATGAGCTGACCTATTCAGTAATCGGAGAGCTCATGCAACAGATGATAGGGATAAAGCATCCTGAAACACTTCCAAAGCCTAAGAAGAAGATCAAGAGTGATGAAGAGCTCTTGGAGTATTTGAAAGGGAAGTATGGGGTGTAGAAACTCTTGATAAAAAGAGAAACATTCGTAGATTTGCGAAATACGGCAAGTATCTCGTAAGTCTACCGCCACACAAATGACTATGGGTAGATACTTGGCGGTAGAGCCCATAGTTTTTTGTTTAATAAAAAAATAATTATGACAGATCTTAAGGATTCTATAGAAAAGTTTAAAAGAAAAACTTCAGTTTTAAAAGATTGAAAAAAGCTTGTTCCTCAAAATGAAGTTAAAGCCACCAAAAAAGAAAGTAAAAAAGATTCTGAGAAAGAAATGGATGATGTTTTGCATGAGATTGTTGGAACAACCAAATCAACTTTTGAAGTTTTGAAAAAATGATGAGCTGATGTGATTGCAGTATATTTCTTTGTGTATTATACAGCAAAACGACAAAAAACAAATAAAGCAAAAGCTACCGTTAGCTTTATTGCAAAAGGACTTGGTATTACTGAAGCAAGAGTAAGAAAAGCAAAGAACTACCTTAAAAAACACAATCTCATCAAAGATGAAGTAAGAAAAGATCGTAAATGAAAAATAAAATGATGGTATGTTTCGCTCAACTATATGTTTAGATTATCCACCCTTACGAATTTCCACAGGGTGGATTTTTGAGATACAAATGCTTATAGAGAAAAATGCAAAGTGCTTATAGAAAGAAACTTTAGGGAGTGTAGGGACATAACAAAAGCTCCGCTTTGTTATGCATCCTTCATACACCTCCAAAAATATCCTTCATCATTTATTCATAAATACAAGCATATTCCAGGTAATACCGAAGCTCAAAATATTTGTGCTATCTTCAAATACAAGAAAAAGGGGGAGTCAATATCTTTATTTACTGATTTATATTTATGGTTATGTCAGGAATTTAAATTAACTCCTGTTGTTTCTGTTTTGGAAATCAATATTTTAAGCTTTCTTTGTTTCGCTCATAGACTTAGGACTTATGAGGACGTAAAAAATTTACTTTTAAAGTTTCACTATATAAATCCTGAATCTTTGTATCATTCTTACACTATTTCTAATGAGATAAATGAAGAAGTTATTCCTTTTGAATGACTACCATGGAATGTTAGGCAGGTTTTATTTGAAACAATATCACAATATGAACACATGAAAGCTTTTTTGCTTACTGTCAGAGAATATGATTTAGAAGAATGAGGGTGGTTTGAGTAATCAAAAATTTGACTTTTGTGTAGAAAAAAATATAATCAGCTGCCAAAACAATTTCCCTCCACGAGAAAAGAACCGTCTATGGCGACTTTCTCGTTTTGGGGGAGTTTTGGCTTAAAACGCTATAGGCGGTTCTTTTAGTTTATTTTTTATCAATTATGATAAAACAGATCTATTGAAAAAATTCACTAGTTAAATGGGGATGGTTAATCCCTACATGATTACGAACTTTATTTTGACTCATTCATACTCTTGCTCTAGTTTGAGAAGTTGGTCTTGGATTAGCTTTACAGGCTGCATTTATTTGGTGGATTCTTTTGCTAATTTTTGGGATCAAGACTCTACAGGTTTTTATGCAAAAACTCATTATCAAAGATGATAGCGTAGTGATAGAAAAAGGAATTCTCTTTAGAGAACAAAAAGATATAAAATATAAAAAAATTAATTCTGTAGAAATAAAACACTTTCTCTGATTCTGAGGTATTGAAATTCAAATGGGAAATGATAAGCCTATCGTATTTAAAAATCTAGAAAAATATCAAGAAGTAAGAGATATTATACATAGCCATATTGATAACTAATAACCGAAGAAAACTGAAATCTGACTATACTCCTAGTCAGATTTTTAGTTTTTCTGAAAAAATATGGAACAAAAAGTAGGATCAGCTTTTATTGAGATAGAAGCCAAACTAGATAAACTAGAAGGAAGACTAACAACCGAGATTCAGTCTATCGCTCAAAAAAGCTGACAAGGGTTCACGAGTAGCTTTTCTCAAGCCCTCTGACCTCTTAAATGAGCCATCGCAAGCGTAGTTTCTGTTTGAGCCTTTGCTGCACTCTCTAAGGGAATTGTCACCCTAGCGGACAACCTAGAACAAGCAAAAATAGACTTTACAACAATGTTATGATCTGAAGAAAAAGCGATTGCAATGCTTCAGGATCTTTCTGATTTTGCAGCGAAAACTCCGTTTGAATTACCAGAAGTGAGGCAAAATGCGAAACAGCTCTTGGCTATGGGGGTAAGTGCAGAGAATATTATCCCTACTCTAAAAGCTCTTGGAGATGCTGCTGCAGGAACAGGGGCTGATATGACAAGACTTGCTATGAACTATGGACAAGTAATTACCCAAGGACATCTTACCGGAAGAGAACTAAGGGATTTCCTTGTAAATGGGATTCCGCTCCTTGATGAACTGGCAAAAAACGCAGGGAAAAGTAAGGAAGAGATCCAAAATATGATTAGCTCTGGACAAATTTCCGCTAATGATGTAACGAAAGCTTTTGAAACGATGACGAGTGAAGGAGGAAAATTTGAAAACCTTATGTATAAGCAGTCAGCAACCTTTACAGGGCTTTGGTCTAATTTTCAGGATCAGCTTTCGCAAATGGGGGAGAGAATTGGTGGATGACTTTTAGATACGCTCAAAGACTATGTAAAAGAGGCTTCTGAACTTATAGATCAGAATGAGAACAATATTGTTGAAAGTTTCTGAGCAATTTATAGAAGCATTGAAAGTATTATAGATCCAATAACGGAAGTTATTGCAGAAATTGGAGATTGATGGGACGGGCTTTTTAATATGATTGGAGACTGGCTCTCCGATTTAAACGATGAAAGTGAAACGACCACGAGTGGTCTTGCAAGTAATTGGTCAGACTTATTTTATTATTTAGAACTTTGAATTGGTGTCGTTTCGGAATGATTCAAAACAGGATGGAATTTTATAAAAGAAACGATCTGGACGGTAGTTTCTACTGGATACAAAACATGAGAAACTTTGGTAGCGGCTTTTCAATGATGTGTGAGTTGAATATCTAATTTTTTCTGAAAATTAAAAACAGATGTTGAAAATATATTTATTGGTATGGTTAATGGAATTTTAAGTTCTATCAATTGGTTGTGAGATAAACTCAATTTTGTTTTACCTAAAAAACTTGAAGTCTGAAAATTTTCTCTTCTTAGCTCAAAAAGTACAGAAGAGTATAAAAACAATTTAAAATCTACTTTTGATACAACAAAAAAATTACGATCAGATACGAAAAAAACAGCAGCAGAATGATGGAATAATATGGTACAAGTGGGAATGAAATGACAAGAATGATTTATCAACAAACTTACAGATATTTATTCCAAAAGAGTAAATGAACTTGCAAACCAAACGAAAAAAGAAGCAAAAGAACTCAATACCGCATTCACCTATTGAGATAGCAAAACAGGAGGCTGAGGTGGAGGATGATCTTCTAAACAATCCAAAGCACAAAAAGAAGCCCTAAAGGAGATAAAAGAAGCCTATCATGACATTGAAAAGGAAATCAATACGCATAATAAAGCTATAGAAGATGCACAAAAAAAAGTAGAAAGTCTGAATAAGAAATACGAGGAGCTTAAGAAAAAAGCGTTAGAAGCCTTTGATGAAGCTAAAAATGCAGTCAAAGAACTTAATAAAGAACTAAGCGATAACGAAGAAGAGAGAGTAAAAAACCTCTGAGAAAGATATGTGGACCTCAAAAGGAAAATGCTAGAAATCTGAGAAAATGCACTCAATGTAGCTAAAAACCTTTCTAGATCAGAAATAGAAGATAAAATAAAAGGCGACATTTATGAATTAAACGGAGTTGATCCTAAAAAACTGCTAGAATATAAAGACCTGCTAGAAGAAGTAGCCCTAATTGAGGCGAACACCACAGAGGAACAAAGAAAAAGCAAGGACTTTACAGAACAGAAATCCAAAGCTCAAGAAATATTGAATAAACACCTAGAAAAACAAGCTGAATTGGAAGAGAAAAAAGCAGCAGCATTAGAGAAACAAAAAATCGCTGAAGCATTTAGTAATGGGAAAAATGTAGTTGCTGGCCATGATAAGGACAACGGACTCAAAGCTCGGTATGAAGATGAAAAATGAGCTTTAGTCGAAATTACCGACTTTAAGAATATTCAATATGCTCAAGACCTCTACAATAAATCGCAAGCTATTCTTCAAGAAAAAAAAGAAATTGAGGATAAAATCTTTTTTGAGAAAGTTGCAAATGAGGAATTAACTATGGAAAAGATGAGACTTGATCAGATGTATACTAAAGCTCATAGTAAAGAGATAGATAAGCAGAAATCCAAGATAGATGAACTTATCCAAAAATATCGTGAACTCGCAAGAGCTAAATCATGAGCAGGTGGAAGATGAGCGAGAGCTTTTGGAGGAGAAGTGAAAGCCTGACTTCCCTATCTGATCTGAGAGAATTTTAAGCCTGAACTCTTCGTGCCTTCTACTTCAGGATCAGTTGTCCCAGTAAACAACTACAACCAATCAAAATCCTACCACTTCAGTGGAATCACGATCAATACCAACCATGCAGAAGACTTTTGGTCAGAGATTCAAAATCATATTGGGGACTACACTTAAACAACAACCGAAGAAAATAGAAAACTGACTATACTAGGGGTCAGTTTTTTTTAGTTTTGGAAAGAATATGAACAACCTGATAATAACCACAGTAAAATATAGAGGGCATCTCTTTACAGCATCACCAGCAATACTAGAGGATACAGAGAGGTTCTGATTTTTCTCTCTGAAAGAGTTTGACCGATACCATGTAGAAACCAAAAAGAATATCACCAAGTATGCTTTCCGTCACGGCTCAAAAGTAGGAGCAACCAGCAACGGAGTAAGGACTTTCAATCTTACCTTTACCGCTTTCGCTAGTGATGAACTAGAAAGAATGAAACTGATTAGACTTGTTTCCTCTATTTTCAATCCTCCAAGTGTTATGAGTGATACTGAAGGCTTTCATGAGTTGGAATTTCTCACCCCTGATGGAGTATGGCGAAAAACAAAGGCACAAGTTACCGACCGTCCAAAAATCTTTGATTTCAATAATCAGAATTGGGCTACCTTTCAGGTGGAATTGGTAGGTAAAAATGGAAGTCTACTCTATTCTAAAAATAAGAGTATCTTGGAGGATCACAATACCAGAATGGGGATTAAATTCCCTACTAAACTCCCATTCAGATGGCAATACTATAAAGAGATTATTGACTATCATGGAGCGAGCGACGCTCCGCTCAATCTCCGTATCAGAGCAAAAAAAACAGTCAGTCTTCCTTGGCTCTATATCCGCACTCTGAATGGTGGAGAATTGGTATCTACCATGGAACTAGAGGCTTTGAGTTTACAAGAGGGAGAAGAACTCATTATTGATAGCTATGAGGAAACGATCCACAAAATCAGCTGAGAACAAAAAATAGAAATCAGCAATCAGCTTTCGCTTAATAGCGAGCGACCTTGTTTACTCTCTCCAGTGAGGAGTAAGGGAGTCGTCGCTATTGTAGACTGTGGGATTCTTGAACCTGTGCTTGACCTAGAGCTAAGTTGGAATGAAATTTGGGACTAATTATTTTATATTCATATTTGCATACTATGATTATCAGTGTAGATTATTTAGCAGAAAATGTCGTAAATGAGGAACTTTACGAACTTTGCCTTGAGCAACCAGAAAAGGTGGAAAGATACCTCAATATGGTAGAAAATAAGATCAAAATTTACCTTGATATTGAGCAATTTAAGGAAGGGAAAGATTACAATTTCCCTGATGATCTCAAGGAAATAGTCAGATTTTTGGTAGAAAGTTTGTATCTGAATAGGTCACTGAACACCGCACAAGGAAAGCTGAAGTCCTACTCAGAAAAGCACAATGACTATACTGAATCTATGGACTTTGATTCTAGCGGGACAAAGATGCGGTATGGAATACCAATCTTAGCGGATTATTTGCAAGTGCTCAATAAATATAGAGGAGAAAGTATTATCAGTCCAAGTGGGAGATTTAGCATTTAAGTTTTTGAAAAATGTTTGAAAGTTTTTTAAGAGAGAAAGTAGAAATCATTAGAAAGAAAACTGATTTTAGCTGAGGGTTGGCTGGAGAGAGTGAGGAAGTGATCGCAACCGAAAAATGCAGGAAAACTACTCCAAATCAGAGGGATTTTCAACTTGTCCAGCACCAACAAATCAATAAGCAAATCTGGAAAGTTTACTTAAGTGGCAAAACGCAGTGTAAGGAGGGGGATCTTCTCCGTATCGCTGGAATCTGCTATACTCCGATCTATCGCTACGAGGTAGCTGGGAGACAAAAAGTACATCATATCCAGATTTTAGTCATGAGCATATAAAAAATGAAATTCGTTCTCAATCCCAAGTTTATCCCAGCAGTCCAGAGTAGAAGCCAAAAAGCTCTGATGAAAGCTGGATTGTATGTAGAAACGATGCTCAAAAAAGCTGTTCCGAAAGATACCGGTGATCTACAGAAAAGCATATTCCATAATCTAATCAAGAGCAACACGGTAAGAATAGGAAGTTTGAGTTGGTCTGCTTGGGTGGCAGAGGAAGGAAGGAAGCCTTGAAAAATGCCTCCTTTGGATGCTCTGGTTGGGTGGACAATTAGAAAAAAGGGGCTTCCTTGAAATAAGACACAACCTTGGAAAGATCAGCCTAATCAGACAAAATCAGTCGTTTGGCTGATAGCGAGAAAAATAAGAGACAAAGGAATTGGAGCGAAACACATCTTCTCCAAAACTTGGGAAGCCAACAAAGATAAAGCAACTCAGATTTATTTTGAAACTTTGAAACGATAATGAACTACATCCAAGCACTCCAAGCATTTCTGCAAAACGATCCTGAAATTTCCACTCTCGTTGGGAAGAGAGTTTGATTTCTCCGTATGCCTGCAAAGGTAGAGAAACCTTACATTATCTTCAATGAACAAGAGCGAAGTCCTGTACTCCTCAATAACGAGGACTACGAAAGCGGAAGAGATGCGTTCCCCGTGCTGATTGATGTCGTAGTAGACTATAAACAGGCTCATATCGGAAGAGAAATCAGACAAAAAATCAGAGAAAAAATCGGAAACTTTAACTGACAATTAACAGTGAACAATGAACAGTGAACAGCTTGGGAAGGTCAGATTTCGTTTCTCCGTTTTTTGGCTTGTGATTATGCAGTAGATACGGACGGCGTGATGCGAGGGGGGCTTTATCTCTTTAAACAAGCAAGAAAATGATCATAAAAATTTCAGATCCAAAAGGAGAAAAGGCGTTTTTTATCAGGAAACTTTTCTGATTTTCTGCAGTAAAAAAGTTGAATGAAAGCTGAATGCTCAAAATCTCTTTCCCTGATGATGTAGTAGGACTCCAAGAATTTGAAATCAAAAAAGGCTATCTGATTCAAGCCTTTTTGCCTGATGAGAAAAAGAAAGTGCATTGCGTATTCTCAGGGTATATTGAGGAAAGGAGTATTGCTGGAAATGTCGTGAATATCGTTGCCTATGACTTCATCGGCTATTCCAAGCATAGAATGATCAGAGAGGACCTAAAATTTGAGAATTTAGCAGTCAAATCGATCATAGGAAAAGTAGTAGAAAAGCTGAATGCAGTCAGTATTTTACCTTTTTCTCTGGGAAAGAATGACTGTGAAGAGGTAATCAGCATTGAGTTCAAGGCGTTTACTTCTCTCTATAACATTTTCAAAGAACTTGAGAAAAAAGTAGAAAGCCTAGAAATTCGCCACTCCTCCTCAGTAGATAAGAGAAGAAGTATAGATCACCTTGATATTAGCAAACAAAGCTGAACAATCCATGAGGGAATTTGGTCAGACAATGCGAATGTCCAGCAAAGAAATAGTAAAGTGGTTGCGTGGGAATGGAGAGATAGTTTTGGTAATTACTGCAACTATTGGAGAGATAATAACGGGAATATCAAAGAAAATCAATCCAGTATTGATGAAGGATTGCTTTTTGAAAAGTTTGAGCAAAACCCTGAGAAATTGCCTGACAATCTCAGTGAGTGAGATGGATTACCTAAAATCATTCCTGAAGTGAGTAATTCGGAAATCGCTCAACTCCAAGTCGGAGATCGTAAACAGATCAGACTCATTGCTAAGCTAGAGCGAGCGAGGTTTGAGTATTTCGGAATTATTCAGGAAACGAGTTTGAGTTCAAATAGTTCATGAGGCATAGAATTTTCTGTAAAAATTTGAGAAAAACTTGTGGAACAGAAAAATATCCTAGATAAGACTTTAGCAAATTTGTCGTCAAGAATTGGAAAACTAGAAAGATAAAAAAAGACCGAAGAAATTTCAAAACTGACTATACTGCAGTCAGTTTTTTTAGATTGTGAAAAAAATACATGCTAAGAACCGCACTCCTCTGAGGGAACACGATCACTCTAGATGCAGATCTCAGTAAATATATAGAAACCGTTTCTGATCAATGAGTTATTGAAGGACTAGAAGTCAGCTCAAATTCCGTAGCTCCAGGTAAGGCTTGGGTAAAAGCAACAAGAAGTAATGGGGAAACGATTATGACGCTCGTGCAGAATACAGAAGCTTTATCTGTAGATACTTCAGGAACAAAAAAAATCTGGCTAGAAATCAAGCAAGAGGCTATAGATAATGGACTCCTCAATAACGAAGACTGAACCTGAATCGCCTCTATCAAAACCTGACCGACGCTTCCTAGTCAGAATTTTCTTCTTTTGGCTACAGTTGCGGAAAATGTAGTCAAAGATGAAAGAAATCTGATCCCAAAGATTCAGTCCATAGATCAAAAGACTTCCGTCCTAGAGGAGAAGATGGAATCAGCAGAGGGACAGATCACTCAGCTGGTAGAAGCAGGGACTCCGAGCTACTTGTGAATTACAAGAATCATTGGAGAAAAAGTAGAAAATTGAAGTGAATTCTTTTTAGAAAAGCAACCTGATTATCATAACTGCGATATAGCAGAAGATATCTGAAAATCTAATGAAAATAAGTTTATTCATATACAAAAAATTGCGAGCGGAGTAAAAAATAATTCAATAAAATTAAAAATAAAAAAAATCTGACTTCCAACGGTTTGACTCAATGTAGAAATAAAAAGAGGCGTTAGAGTTGATGTTAATGAGAACGAAATATATTGGTATTGATGAGATACAATTATGTCTTCAGTAATATCGCACTCAAAAATATCATCAGATTACCAAGAACTAACAATTATACTCCCATCTGAAATGTCATTTAATATCGGAGAACTAATTGTGGTAAGTCTAAGTCAAGTTTGATCAATTGTTAATTCTCTAAATTACTACCAAATTGCTTGCAGCAACTCAAGTTATTCAGAATCTTCATCTTGTGTTTTGATTGATTCTTCTTGAAAGAAGACAAGAAAGAAAACAATTCCATACTGCATAAGCGATTCATTTGTTGGTGAAGTATTTGCAAAAAATTCTGAAAACTTAATTGAGATCAACAAAAATATTATTTATTATAAAAACGCATGACCTCTTCTTCAGTCAAATGATGCAATAGAATTTATTTCTAAATATACAGGTGTCGTAAACATATCTTTTGATCGACAATCAAATACGGGTAGAGCATATAGTTCTTATTGATGACTTCAGGTCATCTCAAATTGAGAAGAGGTTTTTAAGAAAGAACATATTTCTGGAAATAGTTTTTATCCAGATAGTTGAACCCAAACGTGAGCATTCAATGTGAATGCCTGAGATGCTATAAGAATTAAGGTATTGGGTTGAGTAGAAGGAATATGTAAAGTAAGTAATATAAATATGACTATGAATACAATCAAATTATCAAAAAAATGATTCATTTTTAGAAGCAATAAAATTCCTAATGTATGAGAGAAAATGAATTGCTTTTTCTATTGATTTGTAAATTGAAAGCTTATGAATCCTGTTTTGTTAAATGAAAAAGTAGATTCAGTCAAAACCTGAAATATAACACTATGAAATGCTGTGTGATTTGTAAAAATACATATCTGATGAAAAGATTTTGCATTACCTTTATACTGAATATAATTTTTACTTTTTTGTAGATTTTATGATGATAACGACAATCTGAACACGCCCTGATGGGACTAAATTCCGAGCAGATCCAGCGAGGATGCATACTTATTCTAACTGTAGAATGGAGACGAGAGAACCTACCAAAGAGGAGCTAGCCACCCTCTATATTCCAGAGAAAATCATAAAAATCACAATCCCCAAAGATAAATATCTAACTGATGAGATGCAGCAATTCGTTATGGGATTTAGGGCGATTTACTCTGGACTTGTAATTAAAACCCACGGAGAAGAAACCACGATTGATAACATTGATCTTGCAGACATCAAAAAGTATGTAAGCAAAGAGCAATATCAATGGCTTCTCTCCATCGGAACAAAATTCCCTCCTGAAGTTACAGAGTTCTTCTCTTTACCTACTAACGAAGAAGATAATGCTCAAACTCCTTAAAAGTATAGTTCTCCTGGTGGTGTCCGTAGCTCTAGCGATAGTATTGCTACCGCTCGGCATAATCTGGACTACCGTGGAGATTGGAATCAGATTTCTTTTTCCTAGTGGAAAGAGTGCAGGAGAAAAATCGCTCGGATACCTCTCCTCTATCATTCGCTCTATAGCTATTGGACTAGATCAGATAGGGAACTCAGTCTGCAGGGATATGCTCAATAGATTGCTGATTACTTCTGGTGGATATTCTTTCGGTAGGATACAGGAAACGATCTCTTCAGTATTGGGGAAAAATGAAAAAAGCTGAACGCTGACTTGGGTTGGTAGAGCAATCGTAGCGGTGCTGGACTGGTTGGATAAGGAACACTGCAAAAAATGTATTCAGGATTTTATTTCTTAATTATGATACAAAATGACACTAGATATACCAAATATTGTTGATAAGGCTTGAACTGCAGCTGTCAAGATTACAAGTAGCGAAAGAGGGACTTTTATCTTTTTTGTGCTGCTATCTTTAGGTGCAGTCATATTCTCAATCATCTACTTCACGGACAATATCAATGGGATTGTGAAGGATCATAATGTGGCCATCAAGGAACAGAGGCAGGAATTCCTCCAAGCTTTGAAAGATCTTAAGTAGTTTTTATTTTTTTTCTAAATATCATGAAAGATTTACGAAACAACAACAAAGCCTTTAGGACATTGTGTCGGCAGGTATTCAATGCCCTTGTAGTCTATCTAATTAGCTCATTGAGTGGATTAGATGGAGAAGCCCAAATCCTAGCAGTAGGACTAGGAATGCCAATACTAAATATCATTACGAAGCGAATCAATACGAATGTATTCGGAGATATTGGCGTTTCATCTGATAAAAATACTAAATAATGAATGAAGCAATACTCAGAGGGCTAATCTATAAAGCTCAAGGACTTAAATCCCAGCTAAAGCTCAAAGAGAGGTGGAACGAAAGGAAAGCGGTAGTAGAGCAAGATGCAGGGAACTGCTGGCTTTACTCCTGCCTCAATAATCTTTGGCTAAATCTCGGCTACAAAGTCAATCAATTAGAAATTCAGCAGCTCAAAAACAGACTCACTGAGTTAGGAGTGAATGTTAATGAAGGGAACAATGAGATGTTAGCTGGAGCAGTCATTTGCGAACGATGGGACAAAAAGAATCCTGATCGTAAGATTGCTCACTTCTGCATAGATTTTGAGAAAGATACTCTACTTATGGCCGATCTTTTTAAGAACGGCTACTCGTTCATCTATACTAGGTCAAATAGAGCTGATTTTATGAATGATATTCGTGATAACGATACCATCAATAAGATTCATAATCTGAGAGGAGCTTGGCACGCTGTGAATGTAATGCTAGAATCTAAAGACAACGCAAAAATCGTTGAAGTCTGACAACGAGGCGACGATCATTTTGCGAATTACTTTGATTATGAGGATGTTCTAATCTTCGGAAGGAACATTCAATCATGAACGATTCATCATGCTTTTAGTTTTTTTGACTTCATCTAATGAACAGACCATATACCGACTTCCGCAACGAATGGTTAGGGAAGAGAATCGACTACGATAGGGGTTATGCTTATCAATGTGTAGATCTTGCGAAGCTCTATCTTGATAAAGTGGTATGATTGGGGAAAATCTGACCTCTCGGAGATGCAAAGAATGTTGCAAATAATCGCCTTTTTGCGGGGCGAGAAATTATCAAAGGAACAACCGACCTTATGCAAGGCGATATTATTATTAGAACTAAGGGGAAATATGGGCATATCGCGATTGTAGATCATATTGCAGGTGGAAAGGTCTATGTCCTGGAACAGAACTGATCAGGCAAAAACTCCTGAAGCTGAATTTGACCGAATGCGATCAGGATTCAGCCTTATAGTTTTTCTTTTTATGATACCATTCTGCGTTGTAAAAAAATCTTTGAAAATCTACAAGCTGAGAGGGCTTTTGTAGCTGAGAAAGTTAGAAAACTACAAGAAGAAATCAGAATTACTAACGAATATCTTGCAACTACAAGATATCAAAAATAGGCAGGATGTGTTTACATACCACGCACGCTCCAAGAGGAGCGTGTTTTTTACGAACTTTGAAGCCCCTTCGCAAGGAGGTATTCGCTAAGTGAGCGATAGCCTCCAGCTGAAGCATATTGCTGAAGCAAAATTTTATCTTTTGCTTTTACTCTAATATTAATATTATCATCCTTTTTTTGAGCCTGCTCTGCCTCAATCATCATTCAAATGTCTTGTAAAAGTAAAGCGAGATCAGATTTTAGATATTCTTGATCTAGATTTGCTTCTTTACAATATACTTCTACTAATTCTCCATCTTCTGGATCTATTTTTCCTGTATTCCTGACAATCAGTGGAAATTTTTTCGTTCCTACAGGAATATAAAGTGTCATTTCATTAGTGTTTTTCATTCTTTTGTGAATAACTGAGATAAAATTTTTTTAGTCCTTCTTTGTATACTCCTGCACAATCTCCGTGATGCAAAGGAACGGTATAAGCTCTTCAATCCTTCCCTTGGATCTTGAAATGCGATCCTCAAGCTTCAATCTCCATGAATCACTCGCTAACCAAAAAGCTTCTAATATTCTGGAGTGCAACAGTTCTCGGAGCAGAGAGGAAGCTTTCTTTAATCTTCTCTTTTTTTGTCATTGTAGAGCAATTCGTATAAATGTGTATACAGTATACACATTTTTTCCTAAATTGCAAATCTTTTTTACTTTTTGTTTTACAAAAAACCACCGCTAGTATGTAGGAACGGTGGTGTACAAAGTAATGAATACTTTAGAGATTATGAGTCGGATTTCAAGGAGTTTTTAGCACTCAACGCCTCTCATCTTCAGCTCTGCATACATCTCATTAGTAAGAGATCTTAGTAGATCCATTTTTTTATGGAGGGTGTCAAGTTTTTTTCTGTTCATAACTTCGAGAGAAGAGAAGTAACTACCACCTCCAAGCTCTTTTTCCTTAGCCTTCATGCTCTCGAACTTTTTCCATTCTTTTTGGAAAAGTTTTAGGAGATCTTTAGTGTTCATTTCTTTGAAGTTCATTATTATGCACAAAAAGAATAAAAATCAGATTTAGTTGTTTGCTTCCATACCTTTCTTGTAGGCTTCCTCTAACATAGCTTGAATTTCCCATACTGCTAAATTGTGGAAGTCTTTAGAATCAGAGTTTTGTGTCTCTAAGGTATCAATTCCATAAGCTTTAGCGATTGCTTCTAGTTGTTTTTCCATAGGTAAGTATTGGTAAATAAATGATAACACTAGTAGCTTACTTACTATCTCTATTTATTCAAGTCTTTCTTGAGTTTCTTCGCTTCTCAATTGGACTTATTCGCTTTTTGTAGTATGTGTAGTGTTTGATTGCTTATCAGCAATAATCTGATCCACAAGCTGCTTCAGCTCGTTCTCTACGAATTCCATCGTTTTGTAGGTAAAGGCTGATTCTGGTCTTTCAAGCCGAAAGACCATGTTAATATCACCTGCGTGTCCGCAATCAAACCCAATCCGCCATCAGTTTTCTTCCTGTTGTAAGTGGAGCTCATGGCTACTATAATTAATCCCTCCATGTACAGAGTAAGGAATCTCTGCTCAATCTTTTCCGTATCGTTTATCCTCCTTAGTTAGGAGAACATATCAGCAGAGATGGAAAAGTCTGTGCTCAAAAGGAATACCTTCGCCCATTCTTATTATTCTGCATTTGTAGCCCTTATATTTAAAAGCTTTGTAGTTTCCCTCTTTTTTGAGGATTGCTTTTAGTTCTTCTCTGGTCATTGTGATTTTTTTGAGGATAAAATTTTATCAAGGAGTGCTTTTGCTTCTGTTCTAATCTTCATTCTGTCTGCGAGCATAGAAAAGATTTCATTTTTATCTTCTTGAGATAAGTAGAATAAGGATTCTTGAATATAAGTTCGTATTTTTTCTGTGATACCATATAGGCGACTCCGACGATCTCGTGAGAAATTTTTGTCTAACATAATCCATAAGTAAAAGGGTTAAAATTCTGAATAAGTTAAAAAAGTGGTGGTAGTCAGCATTCTTCTCTTTCAAATCCATCAAGCCATAGCAGACACTGAAACAGCTTTTTGAATTCTTCAACGAAGCAGTCTCCTGAAGTGTTATCTATCCCTATCCGTAGTTCTCCATCCTTGAAGTAGTAGAGCTTTTTATTTTTTCTACTTTCTCGCCTTTTTTCGTTGTTGATGAGATTTTCTGCTCTTTGGTGAGTAATTTGTATTGGTTCCATAATACTGAAAAAAGAAATAAAAGTCTGGTTTAATTTTTTTGTATAAGTGAATAGACATAGTCTATACACTCATCTGATTGGTCGTCAATACTCTTATCGTATCAAGTCCATTTCTCAATTAGGTTCATTACGAATTTAGAATTTATAAATCATCTGCTCTTTGAATACCACTCAAAGATTGTCCCTAGCATCACTGGATGACCAATAATTTCTTTGATTTCTGTGGTTGGTCGCTCATCTCCACGACACAAACGATAGGTAAAATCACCGTATTCGTTCTGTGCTTTGATCTCTACACAGCATCACGGAGTTAGCTCCTTATTCGCCATCTCTTTATAGATGGCTTCTAACTTTTCCTCTCTGGTCATCTCTACTTCAAAATAGAAATTAAAAACTCTATTGGTTCATCTTGGATTGAGAGGAGCATAAGCCGACTCTCGTATTCTTGGAATCCTCAATAACCATTTACAAGTTGCTCTAATGGTCCAAAGTCTCTTATTCTGTCGTGAGATCGCAACCATTTAATAAATCAGTATTCTTTACTGATGATATACAGATGAGTTCTAAAAGCATAGGTTCATATCTTATAATCTAATATGAATTTGTTATTCTTAATTTCCCATTTATCTACATATCATAGTTTATTGCAGTTATACTCATTGAGGAGTTGTAGTAGTTTTTTCATGGTGTAAAAAAATTAAATAAAACTGATCTAATCCTTGAACATCTCACGGAATATATGAGCAATAACATCTACAGTCCATCCATTCCCTAGCATCTTATAACGCTGAGAGTTGGAGACTCATTCTGTATAGTTATCAGGCAAAGTCTGCAACCTCTCACATTCGATTGGTGTAAGCCTCCTCAGACAATATCAGTTATGCAAAAGATTGTTGTATTGTCGTGAGTTGCTAGAGAGCGTAGGAGTTTTTTCCTCAAAAATTCCGCCTTTATTTGCCCCTCTAGGGAGCTGAAGAATCTTTGGTCATTCTCACTTATTCGTAGTCAATGTAGGAGATTTACCTTCTGAAGAGTAAACATTGCCATTCTGACCACTTCCGCTCGGATTGATATTGCAAAGGATGTAAGACTGAGTGATACAACTTCATTGATTGTTGGTAGTCAAGCAGGCTCCTTTCTCATCAGGACTTGCAATCTTGAATCTATCACGGAATACGGAGGATTTATTCAGGAATCATTTTACAAGTTTTTCGCTCAGCATATATTTTTCCTCGACTTTGTCCTGGAGGACATCTTTGAGTGTCAGTTTTTTGTCTTCAGGTAAGGGAATATAGATCATCTTATATCTCTCCCCAACTCTCTTACCCACTCGGTAAAGCCTCTCTCTGCTCTGAGCTGATACTAGTGATGAATTGACAACCATTGGCTGAATACCTCAGAGATGCTGATTGATGATTTTGATCCACTCCTCCTTCATAGGAACATTCTCGAGCAAGAAATATCTCGGCTTCGCCTCGTTCAATATTCTCACAAACTCAAAGAATAATTTTGAGCGAGGATCATTGAAGTTCAGTCCTTTACCTGCGTTAGAGAATCACTGACAAGGACTTCCTCCAATGAGGAGATCTAATTCCTCACATCATTCAAGGACTAGGAATCAATAACCTATCTCTCTAACATCTCCAACCTGATGGATATCATCTCGGTTGTTATTGCTGACCTGTATCGCATAGCGATCAATCTCGCTGGCATAGTAGCTAGCTACAGGAATGCCAGCTCTCTCAAGTGCTAATCTCCCACAGCTCATACCATCAAAGAGGGATAGGACTGTTATTGGTTGCATAACTTAATATAATCACGAATAAAACTGATTTAATCCAATATTTTATATCATTTCTTAGTTTGTTTGATTTTTTTGAAAAAAAATTCTTTATCTAAGTGATATATTCCTTCCCCTTTTCGGAATTTCTCATTAAATCAACTAAGATTGCGAACAAATATACCATCTATTATCTTACTTTTTTTTGTTATTTTTAGCCCCTTAAGAGCTACATATAAAGCCAATTCATTAGGGATTTTTTCTGGAATTGGAAAGCAGAAATAATAATAAGCAGTTCAAAAGGTAAGCAAGTCATTACTACCCCACGACACAATACAATTAAGATACCCCTTGAATGCTGGGGCTGTATTGTTTGAATATTCTATGGTTAATGGTTTCATCTTGTATTAGGTATCTTCATAAAAACTAGCCATATTGTAGCCCCATTCCTACCGCTCCTTGTTCCGAAGAGTGGAGTGTAGTCTATAGCCTTGAGGACTTCATGGAGCTTAACTTGGCACTCGTTCCACTTGAATACAAGTGTTCCATAGGGTTCTAATACTCTCATACACTCTCTGAATCACTGCTTCAGATCGGCTGGCCAGCTCTCCTTGGTAAGCTTTCCATACTTACCTTTCAGCCAAGATTTTTCTCCTGCATGAATTAAATGCGGAGGGTCAAATACTACGAGCTTGTAAGAATTGTCAGCTCTTGGGATATTCCTGAAGTCGGCCACAAAGTCTGGATCCACACAGAAGTTAGGCCTCGCTGGAATGAATCAGGCTTCTTCTCTCCTTATATCCATATATTCTGCTAGTGGATTATTCTTATCTCGCCGAAAGGTGCGTCCACCACAGCAGACATCTAGTATTTTTTTCATTAGATAATAACAAATAAAACTGGTTTTTTGTGCGGGTTGTTCTAATACTCACAATTTTTATTCTTTTTTTGTGCTTTTTTCCCTGCGATAATCACAGATAAAATCGCTAATACTTATCAATGCTATAATGAGAACATTGCCCCACAATAAAGGGAAAGTGATTTTATCGGCGACCACCTCATATATTCAGGCTCACAATATTACAGCCACAATCCGACCTACAATTTTCATTCTGATTTCTAATTTTTTAAATTAAATCTCCAGAGGGAGAGCTTTAGGCTCTCACGGCTTCACCTACCTCTGCATAGCTGGTGGGGTTGGAGTTGCACCAACGGAGAATATAATTCTCCACCTACACCGGTATCGGCTTTCCCACCCACAGCTCTCCCCCTCTAAAAAGGGGAGAAAGCTGATTATTGTCCAAGCAATTTGCTCGAATAAGATACAGGAATAGGTCCATAGTTATTGATTGGAACATATTGACCATTCCATTTTTCAGCTTTGATTTTTTCAATCTCTAGTTTTTTTAACTCAATCTCAAGTTCCATATTCCTTTGGTTGCTTGTGATTGCATCGTTATAGGCTTTCACACCCTTACCCTTAAGCTCCATCGCTTCAGCATTCAGTCTTTCAGCCTCTTTATTAGCTTCAGCTTTTTTTACAGCTTGCTGAGCTTCAATCTCAACTTTTTTCAGTTGTTGCTCTTGTTGCTTTGCTTCCTGGGCGATTTTCATAGTTTGAGCGATTTGATCGTCAAACTGCTGAGACCAATCGTAATTGCTAATCTTAATATCATCAATAATGATCGGATAAGTTCCAATCTTCGCTACTGCAACTTCTTTGACTTTTGCTCTAATCTCTTCCTGAGTTTGAGCTACATCAAAGATAGTCTTACTACCAATAGCTTGCTTAAAAGCTTCTATGGTGTCCTTCTTGATTTTCTGCTGAAGGACTTCCGTTCAGAAGTTTCTTGCAATATTGAGAATTTCTGCATCAGGGAACTTGTAGAAGACTGTGATATCAGCACCGATAGTCTGATTATCTTTTGTAATTGCTCCACCATCTCCCACCGCAATCCAGATTTCCATCTGTTGTGGTGTGATCGGAATTCTTTTTACCGACTCAATGAATGGGATCACAAAGTGCAGCCCCTCTCAGAGCTTAGAGTTTACGGCTCCAAATTTGTAAACAACACCTCTTTCGGTGGATTTCACGGTAGTAAAGGGATTAAGAATTGCGAAGACTACAACCGAAATCGCTAGCCCAATTACCCACTTGAGCCAAGTGTAATTCTCTCTGTACATAAGAATAAGAATAGAAGATAAAAGTTGCCATCAGAGGCAGAGAGCCAAAGAGGAAAAGGTTTTATAAACTCTTCAGCTCTTTGCCCCTGATAGGGGGCTATACCTCCTCAATATTTTCTACTTTTTCTCACCGCATGAGGAGCTTATATATCCCTGACCTAAGCTCCACTATAGAGCGAGCAGAGATCGTAATCCTCCTTCCTAGTGTGGTATATATGGTATATTTCTTCAGTTTTTTCATCTTACTCAACTACAGATAAAGTAATACCAACCTTCTCCACTCCTAGAGCCTTAAGGTCTACGAGCTTTTTGGTTGCTTCTCAGTCAATCTTGAACTTAATTTCCTTGAAGTCTATAGACCTCAAAGCAAAAGCCTTAAAGCTGAATTTTTCGTAGGTTTCATCCTTGATTAATTGTTCATCCTCTTTAGGTGGATGAATATCAATCCGATAGATTTTCTCTAATCTTTTGAGCTCCTCGCTCAGTCTCACGAGAAGAGTATATTCTTCTCCTACTTCGTAGCCGAATTTCTTTATTTCGGCGGTTGTTTTTGTTGGTTGCATACTATAAATAGCATAAAAGTTAAATATGGCAGTCATATACTGATAATAGGGTATCTTCTGGAAGATCTTCTAATAATTTTTTGAATTCTGATGCTCGATCTTTAGGAGATTTTCTGTCAGATACTGCTCATCGTCGCCCCATTTCTCCTTCCTGATATCGAACTCCATCTTTTATAACCGCAAAGGTATAAAATCATGGACAAATGCTTTTTACATATTCTTCTACTGAGGTAAATCACTCAAAATCTTCAAGTAAGGTATCTCGGAAACTGATGTTTAGTTCTTTACATTTTTTATTAAACTCCTTTACCTCTTCTTGAGCTCCATAGATATCTCTAGCATTCTGGATATTCTCCTTGTATTGTTCCGCTAAATTCTTCCATTTTTGTGGGACAACAGGGAATTGATTATTATAAGCGTCAAATAATGGCTTATAGGATCAGATTTCTTTTTCTAATTTTGATTTATGCATTCATTCAAAATCTATATCTCATTTCCTTGCTTTAGAACATTTCTTTTCTCTTTTTAATTTTTCAATTTCACTAATTGGAGTCAAAAAAGAGAAGTCTCACATATTTTTTTCATCAAATTCTACATCTTTTTTTAGTGAGAAAATTCCACCTCGTCTACCTCATAGTTGATACCAGTCCCACTTTGCATTTGGATTCTCTCGGTATCCTCAATCTTCGTCTGGAATAATTCAGGATTTTTTGAAATCTTCCTCGGTATCAAATCGGTGTTTATTTCAATCTTTGTCATAAACACAGTATTTGAGGTATTCTTTGGGACAATCGTCCATATTATTCTCTTGGAATGGTGCTAATTGTTTTTCTGGGTTATCTCAGATAACCATAACCGTAAAATGTGACATACTATAAATCTATAAAATATAAAATCTATCCTTCACTACTTTTCAGCATCTCTTTCCTCAGATTAGCCTCTGAGGTCAGTAGAACTTAGTGCCTCACTTCCGCTTAGAATAACAGATAGAAAGCTGATTTCTCCAGTCTTTCCGCTCAGGAGCCAACGGCTCTTTGTGTCGTCTCGTATTGAGCTGACACGAGCCGTAAGCTTTCCCTCAGTCACCACGAGCGGTAGTATCTCGGCTACCATTCTCGCATTCAATCAGGCTTACAAACTCTAAGCCTCAGAGGTCGTAGGCTTCTGCTACCATCCTCTGTCTAGGATCATCAGTAGAGAAGCCTGAATGCATAATCCTCCCTGTTGGTGGCGATACTTCCGCCTGAGATTCAATCTGAACTTCAGGGAGAGGGTCAGATTTTTTTTCTGTTGGAGAGCTACCAATCAGAGGGAGAGCCACCAATCAGAGGGAGAGTGATACTGTTAGTAAAGTTATCATTTGTATATTCAGGATAAAACTAGTTAATCTTCAGTTCTTTTTCGTTATCTACAACCGTGATAACTCCAGCATATCTCTCTTTTTCTTTCTTATCCAAAGAATTATACCAGGTCTTTATCTCCTCTTGAGTTCTCTTTTCTTTTTTGTGCTCAAGGAGTTCTTCAGTAACTCCAATTTCAAGCAATTTCGCCTCTTCTTCTTTTGATAACGAAGCGACATCAATGGAAACAGAAGCTTTGATATTTTGACTCATAATTGCCTTGAGCTTCTCTTGGTCCGCCACAGGATCAAGAGCGAGGACAAAGTTTTTAAGTCTGAACATCTCGTGAGGAAGTTTGTCCTCATCAATTACGGTTTTTGCTCTCTTAGTCCCTAGGTAGATCACTCCGTTTTGGACTGATACTTTATGCTTGGAATCTGATCCTAGAGCTCAGAGAATATACATCAGATAAGCATCTAGCTTTCTGATTTCGGATTGGTGGGATTCATTGCTCTGCTGGAGAGCTACAATCTCCTCGTTATTTGCTGCGATGTATCCTTGCTTTTTTCTTCTTTGTCCAAGGACAAAGTTGATCTTCTCTTCGGCTGCAGCTCTATTTTCTGCAACCTGTCTTGTTAATTCTTCCTTGATATTTTTTACATCCTCTTCAGAGAGTCCGTGGAGCTCTCTGAAGTCAGGTTTATCAAGGTTTGCGATGTCTAGTTCTAAACTTGTGATTTGTTGAATAATTTCGTTGGTTTTCATCGTGTTCCGTATAAAAAAGATAAAAAGTTTATTTCAATTTTTTTGCTCCTCTGATCGCTCTAATCAATCAGATGACAAAAAAGGTAAAACAAATAATATAAGCAATTCCATTAAATCGAGCCAATCCAATATCTAGCTTCAGCAACGATAGTTCAAGTCTTGTGCTGAATATCATTGAAAAAAGAAGCATAAAATTCGCTCAAAAAAAGTCTGATTCAAAACTCTCAAGCTGAAATCTTTTTCAAATAATCTCAAACATACTCAAATTAGATTCAGTTTCCTGATTTCGCAATATCTTTACCTTTTTGATGTCGGTATCTAGATTTGCGAGAGCTGTTCTGATTTTAGAAAGCTCTTGTGATAACTTTTCCATAGGTATAAAACAAAAGATAAAAATTCTGATTTATGATTTTGGTATTTTTTTGCATCTCCATCATTCTGAGGGCATCCCTCTCCACTGAATCAGATTGCCTCAAGTATAAGCTCTAATACAATCTTTTTTGCTCTCAAATTCTCACTGAAATACAACTTCTCCTGAAGGAGAATATATTCAATATAGCTGTTTCCCCATGGTATGGTCTAAATAATAAATAAAAGTCTGAATTATAATTGGTAATATTCTTTTAATTTTTTTATGAACTCTTTTCTTTCTGCGATCATGTTATAATATGCACTAGCAAATCTAGGCTTGAGTTGTGCCTTTAATTCTAATTCTCTAATTTCTTCTTCTGTTTCAAAAATATCTTTGATCGCTTCTTCTTTTGTTGGCATGATTAGCATTTAAAGGCTAAAATTTCTTTTTACATACCTCCCAATGAACAGCTGGGATACTTGCTCCCCATGGATCAACTATCAGCGATATTGGGATTTTTTTTAGATTTTTGGTTATCCCTCGGTAGATATATTTTCCACAGTTTTTGCACTTTGACTTTGATTTAAAGTTGTCCTTAAGTCGGACATCAAAAGGGGGCTTATCTATGGAATTGATTTCTACATGATAGGGGAATTGTGGGTCTGGACTTGGAATCATTCTCAATGATTAAAAAGGTAAACCGCAATCTATTCTGGACTGCTCGTGTTTGCTGATTTCAGGTTCAAACAAGCTTGGAGGTGTTGGAATCAACTCTTTTTCTGGAGCTTGTATTTTTTCATAGATAAGCAATGAAGTCAGAGCATCTCACTCACAATAATCCTTAATCTCCATGAGTTTTTGCTGATGCCATTCTGCATTATTCAGCGATTCCCAATAAATTGAAGATACTTCAGCTCCATTCATACCCCTTTTGGGGCTTGGCAATTCTAAGCAAGAAGCAATCAACTCCAATGAGGTAGACAAAAAAGCTGATCTCTTTCGGAGTTCCATCGTATCTCTTACGAGATCCATTTTCCACGCTGGATACGTTCCATAGTCTAGGACTTTTGGAATTTTAAGACTATTGATAATTGCTCTTTTGCAGATGAACGGAATATCAAAGGCTTTTACATTGTGTCCTCCTAAATTCGCCATAGGAGCAGAATTTAAGAGCTGAAAAAAGTCTGATAAAATTTGCTTTTCGTCATCTCCACAAAAGGAGATTTTTTTGATAGAATTGTCCTTATTCCTTGCTACAACCGAGATACAAACAATCTTTGCAAACTCTGCATGAATCGGAGCTCTATTGTTGTATCGCTCCTCCTCGGTTCCTTCTTTTTCGTTGCAGAACCTTTCCTCTCGTATTTTTTTCTTCTTGTAGATGAGGTAATTATTGGTTTCTGCAACGGTTTCTATGTCTATAAATAACAGCATTATTCTCACCATTTACGATATAAATCAGGGTGTTTGATCCAGTACATTCTTCTCTTGGAGAGAGGCTTGCGGAGAGGGTCAGCTTTCTTTTTTTTGTAAGCCTTGACCTTCTCCAGAGCAGCTCAGAGTGGATCAATAGTCCTTAGCTGCTCAACCCACTTCTCTCTTTTAGAAGGGTAAGTCATCAACCGTATCGCTGATTCTTGATTTGATCGTGTCTGCAACACCGACCTTTTTTTTCTCTTCTGCTTCTTCAGCAGTCAAGAATTCATCAAGTCCATCATCTTCGCTCTCTCCAGTGAGGCGAGAATTCAACTCAACAAGCTTTTTCTTGAAGAATTCATTCAGATCGGAATAGTCATAAGACTGAACTTTCCCTGTTTTTGGATTGGTAATTGGTGTTGTAAGCTCTTTTTGTTGCTCAACATCCAAAAGCCAATTGGTTTTTTGTCCGTTGTTTTTGAAGGCTACTGCAGGGTAAGTCTTATCTCCATTGATTTTTCAATAGATACCAATTCTGACTTTCCCAAGTTCTTCTCCACAACCGAGAATACAATTCACAACATTTCTGAAAGCAAAAGTCCAAGCGGATTGCAAGATGAAGAGTTCATCACCATCCTTGATTTTGATATTCACTACTTCAACTTCTTCTTTTGTTTCAGCTGAGGTATAGGACTTAAAATAGATTCCTGTGATATTCCCTTCAATAGCTGAGATATCTTCATCAATCCATTCTCCTTTCTCGTTTTTAGTTGAAATGAAGAGATGTGGATTGGTTTTTGATCTAATTTTTACAAAAGTTCAGTTTACTTCGTTTTTTCTAATAATTCACATGGTAATAATGCATAAAGAATAAAAGCTAACAGTGGTTTTTTACATAGTTTTGGGCATAATGAAGATCCATAACTTGCCCTAAAGTTTCTTTGAGTCGGATTTGTTTAGATCTGACCTTGTGTCTGATTTCTTCTGGTTGGCTAAGGATAAAGCTTTCTAAATCATCAACCATAATTCTCCTCGCACTCACGATATCAAACTTAGAATGCAGCTCTCCCTCTAGCACGATATGAGGATTTGCGTAGATATACACACCGATTTCTTCAGGCGTTTTCTCTGTTCGCAATACTCTTCCATCCTTGAGGAGGACATGAGTTAATGGCTGATAGAGTTTGATAGCGGTATCCATAACGAACTAGAATGATGTAAATCAGGATTTTTTTTCTGTTTCCTTGATCTGCTTAGCCCTTACTTTCGCTACATACGCCTTAGCGAAAGCTTTGAGCTTATTCAGATTCCTGTAGATCTGCTCAGGAGAAGCAATCTTGGGAAGCCAGAAGGTATCTGCAGACTGAGAGATGATCTGAAGAAGTGTTGCTAGCACCTCTTGCCGAGTGTAGTTTCCTGTGATAACATTTTCCTCCTTCCTCAGCAGTGAAAGGAGATGTCCTGCAAACTGCCTATTGGATTTTTGCGTTCCCTCAATCGTGTTTCCATTAGCAGCCTTGATAATTGCTAAGCATTCATTGATTTCAGAACCTCAATACTCCTTTCATCACGATTTCAAAACTTGTCAAGGCTGTATATTGTTTAAGAAAGAAGTAATTTCTTCTCTACTAACAGATAAAGCTTTAGCTTTATCTATTCCTACGGTAGTAGGAATATTCTTGTTTTTTGTTGTCGCAGTTGCTGTCGCAATCGCTGTCGCAGTTGGTGGATTTTTGGTATCGCTTTTCTCTAATTCTTGAGCTTCTTTTACTGATGTTTTTTGTGTCGCAGTTGCTGTCGCAATCGCTGTCGCAGGATTTTTGACTGATTTCTCTCCGTCAGATTCATCATCAAAGGAGAAGAAACCTGAATTGAGATGAAGGATTACTAGCATTCCGCCAACTCTTTTTTGAGTTGCTAGCAGTCCAGATTCTTTCGCCCAGCGAAAGAAATGGTCTACTACTGTTTTTTTTACTCCGCAGGTTTCTGCGATGCTCTGATAGTTCGTGTAGAACTCTCCTGATATTCTATCTACCGACACTACGAGATAGGTATAGATTTTTAAGTATTCAGGCGGTTTCGCCCAAACCGCTTGCTGCAGGATAGATCTCTGCAATTTAACCCATCACTGCATTACCTAGAAACTGGAAGTAAAAATCTAATTCTTTTTGCTCTTTCTTTTTGTTTTTGTCTTCTGATTTCATTTGCAAAAAGAAAAATCGCAGGAAACAATCCGATAGTTATCGTAGCTCAAGGATTTGCCCAATAGCAGAGCAAAATTCCGATTACTAAGAAAATTATGCGAATGTTCATGCGATCTTCTAAAAGCAAATAAATACAGTCGTAGATTATTAATAGCTCACTAAAGAGGATTACGCCTGTGCCACCTCTATTAGCATGCATGTTTTTCAAAAATGAAAAACGGTATTAATAATCTACTAAGCCGAAAGCCCCTGCAACAGGGCATAGAGAGGAACTCTCTATTGTGGTTACCTAGTAGATGATTAATACCGATTTGACTATCGTTGCTGCAGTTTTTTCGTTCCCACTAGGTATTGTTCTTTAGTGGGGAAACTTTGTTCTAGTCATACAGAAAAAGCCCACTGGAATTAACCAATGGGCGTATCAATGCCTTAACTAAGCCACAAAGGGGAGTTGAACCCCTAACCCCCGCTTTACGATAGCGGTGCTCTGCCAATTGAGCTATTGTGGCAATAAGAAGAAAGGTATTGATTTACTTAAAAAAATCAAGACTGAAAATTTGCAAAATAAAAAAATCTGAGTATGATTAGATAGTGTGACTTTAGCTACTAATCTATATCGTAATGGGACCCGATAAAATAAAAGAATCTTCCTCACTCCTACCTTTAGATACAGATTTAAATTCTATTTTAGACTGATATAGAACTTCTATATTTGAAGATTTTTCATTTCCTTGTTCTAAATGAGATGAAACATTGGAAAGGAATAGTTACGAAATTGAGATGTTTTCTAGATTAGCGTATGATTATGAACAACTTGAAAAAGTGGATCAAAAGGAATTAAAAGTCGTTATCGAAGAACTTTTGAGAGGAGGTCGAAGGAAGCAAGCTCATATACAGAAAACTCGAAAAATATTTTTAGAAGATCGAGAAGAACTATTACCATATGCGTTTGAATACCAAAACAACACATACACACAGTCTTATCTTCCAAGAAAAGCTTCTTTACAAGCCTTTTATGACAAATATTTAGATGATTGAGATGAAGAATCCTCTTTTTGAGATGGAGAAATCTGAGATTATGATAACTATGACTAATCCTAAACTTTAATCAGTTTTTATCCTTTATACTTATAATACACAAATGACAAACACAACAGAACTTTTGGCAACGCTAAATGATCATCAGCTTGCCTATGTAAACCTTGATCTCACAAATCCAAAGAACGGACAGTACATGCTCTGTGCCTTTCATCTCATTCCTGGGAAAAAGCTCAATATGCTTCAAGCTGCATGTGAAGTTGCAGCTGAATCCTCTACAGGAACAAATTTTCTCGTAGAAACTGAAACAGATTTTTCTAAAGAGATGAATGCTCTTGTCTATAAACTTGATGTAGAAAAAGAACTCGTATGGATTGCTTATCCATGGAGACTCTTTGATAGAGGAGGAAATGTGCAAAATATTCTCACTTATATTGCAGGAAATGTCTTTGGTATGAAAGAAGTTAAAGCTTTGAAGTTGCTTGATGTATGGTTTCCACCTGCAATGCTTGAACAATATGATGGACCAAGTTATACCCTAGCAGACATGAGAAAT